AAGGTGTGTGAAGACCTAGATGCGTGGAACATGGATGACCCTGCGTCTACTGCCGTTACCGCCATCAGAGCAAGGGGAACAACATGACAGGCTACGAAAGCAAACGCGCAGCAGCGCGGGACAAGCTGGACGATGACGATACGCAGATATACCAAACAGAGTTAACCAAGCTGCTCATGGAAAGCTATGACAAAGGCGTAGCAGACGCATTGGAAGAAACTAAAAAAGCCTTGGCGCAGCGCCCTTGGGTTGGGCTGACAGCAGAGGAAATCCTAGACTTGTTTGATGCAACCAATGTTTACGGAAGTAAATGGATTGAATTTGCCCGCGAAATTGAGCAGTTGCTCAAGGAGAAGAACAATGGAACGACACCCTAAAAGCGGCAAACCAATATTAAACAAGCCTGACGCTCAAGGGTTTTATACCTGCCAGTACACACAGCTACCAGTGAAGTGGGATGAAGCTATTTTTTTGGGGCCGTGTGTGCCACAGGTTAGTGGAACGTATGTATGTCACCCAAGTGCAACCCCTGCATATAAGCAGTCCAAGCGTTTGTTTGACGAACATGAAGCCAACTGCAATACATGTAAACACTTAGTACGCAAGCAGCACGACAAAAGAAAGGATGGACAATTACTTGGGCAGTGCCACAAGAACAACGACTTGCTATTCCACCCCGAAGATCACATGGGTATGGTTTGCTACGAACAAAGACAGGAACTTGAAAAAACAAAGGAGAAAGCAAATGGGTGAACGACTAATACCAAAGCTGGACAGACTTGGCGCGGAGGCTGGCATCAAGCAGATGACGCCCGAGACGTATAAGTTTGCCATGCTGGTGCGTGCTGATGTGGTAGCACAGTGGCCTGAGCGCCCGTGGGTTGGGCTGACTGCCGAAGAAGCCGTTGAATGCTGTACAACAACCGCAACACAAACGTGGAAAAACTTTGAAGCCAAACTCAAGGAGAAGAACACATGAAACAAGAAGACATTGAGAAAGCATGGGCGCTACTGTCCATGCACAACACTGAACTGCTACTGGAGCGGGCTGAACTATTGGAGCGTTTACGCAACCAAAGCATTTGGGCAATCCTCAAAGTACGGTGGCGCAATATGTTCCGGCTTGAGCGAGGGGGCTGGTAATGAGCACCGACCAAGAGTATTGGGACGCCTGTCTTATTAAGACTTGGCGTAAGGCCGACACTGTGACGGGTATTTTCGTGTTGTTCAAATCAGTCACAGGCAAACGAGTAGACGAATGTGACCTGCCTTTGATACGTGTACCGCCCCCCAACTTTCCTTGGAATGTCGGTGTGCGGGTGTTTGTAGCCGATTATCTATCCAAGATAAGTGAGCGTCTGTGGAACCAGCCCCCTGAGAAGGATGTGCTGCTGCTGCGCAAACTCAAGGACTCCAAGTACGACACATCAAAGTCCAAAGAAACAATTCCCGACAGGGAGTTAAATAGCGAGAGACGTATGCTGCACAGAAACCGCAAGCGTGTGGGTATGAGCACCTTGGAAGTATCAAACCGCACGCAATCAACGGACTGGAACATAGTAAAAGGCCCAGCCAAAATAGGAAGGAGAAGATAAATGTATAAATCAAACCACCACAAAATACGGATGTTGCTTCAGCAGTACCACGACGGTTTAACTGTAAGCGAAATAGCTGAACGCCTTGAGCAAGGTCGGGGTGGTATCCAGCGGGCGTTGCCCACGATGCCTGATGCGTACATAGACAGATGGATATCCAACAGGGAGCATAGAAAACAATGGGCCGCTGTTTGGTGCGTAGTCGTGCCGCCTGAGAATTGCCCGATGCCTTTTGGAGATGTATGATGAAACAGAAAGACCTACCTAACTTCGCCGCATGGAGCAACAAGAACCTAGCGGACTTCTGCACCGAGGCGTACATCCGTATGCAGGAAATGCAAGAAGAGATCGAACATCTTAAACTTGACGCCAAGGCTGCGCTTGAAGCTGCACGCAAGGCAATGATTGAAAGCAGCAAATGACACAAGAAGCAACACACCTTGAGCAACTACGCGACGCGTGGAAAGTAAAGATCGAAGGGGACGGCGGGCACTGCCCGTGCTGCGACCGATGGGGTAAGGTATACAGACGCCCACTCAACTCAACAATGGCACGGGCTTTGATGTGGCTAACCCAAGCGCCTGGTCGTGGGGATGGCTGGACGCACGTACCTAGCACTGCACCTACTTGGATGCTGCGGTCTCAGCAGTTAGCTACACTGCACCTATGGGGGCTGGTGGTTGGGTTTGACTCCGATACCAAGTTGGCCTCTAGTGGGCTGTGGAAACCGACCCCGCTGGGGCTTGCATTTGCCAGCAATAGCGCTAAAGTGCAGCGGTACGTATTCGTGTACAACAACGAGGTGCGGGGCTACGAGGGTGATGAGATAAACATCATCGACGCACTTGGTGAAAAGTACAACTACCAAAACATCTTAGCCAACTACAACGGCACAGACAGCGACGAGGAATATTAATATGGCAACGCCCGAATCCAAGGTCAAAGCAAAAGTGCGGGTCACCCTAACCGCTTTGGGGTACTACCACTTCATGCCACCGGCTAATGGGTTCGGGCGTGCTGGGATACCGGACATTGTGGGGTGCAGAACAGATGGACGGTTCTTTGGCATCGAATGCAAGGCAGGCAAAGGAAAGACAACGGCCCTGCAAGATCGTGAGCTTGCACGTATACAAGAAGCCGGGGGCATAGCCCTCGTGATTAACGAAGACAACGTAACAAAACTCAAGGAGTTATTAAATGACTGACGAACCATTGGACGCAGAAATCCTAAACAAATTAACCGCAACACTACCCGAGGAAGCCAAGCGTTACCTGCGCCTGTGCCTTGAAGGGGTGGTGCGCTGCTTCATGGAAGACTCGACGCAGGTCGGGGTGCTCGTGGTAGCTAACACCGATGCGTATGGGATGCACGTCTACTCGATGGGCATAGACGACAACGACACGAACAACCTACTTACCGCCGTCATCATGAACAAGGCCGCAGAGAACGCAGCGATGAATACGCCCAAGGAGAAAAAACATTGAGCGCACCATACGATCGCATATTGGCTGTTGATTTTGAAACTTATTGGAACAGCAAGACATACACGCTGTCCAAGATGACAACCGAGGAGTACATACGTGACAAATCTTTTAACGCGTTTGGATGCTGCTTCCATGAGTATGGAACTGGAAATGAAATTCAATGGATTCGAGGAGACGACCTACCTGAATTCCTATCTGGAATCGACTGGGGACGAACCGCCGTGCTTGCACATAACGCCCAATTCGATGTATCCATACTCTCTTGGAGGTATAGCATCCGACCCGCCTTTATCTTCGACACACTATCAATGGCAAGAGCTTTACGAGGCGTGGAGGTTGGCAACAGTCTTGCCCGACTCGCACTGGAATTTTCTCTCCCCCCAAAAGGTACTGCTGTTCACTCCACTGATGGATTGGGGAGGCTTACTCCCGCCGTCGAAAGCGAACTTGCTAGTTATTGCGCCCATGATGTATACCTGTGTGAAGAAATATTCAAGCGTCTCGTTGTTGGATACCCTGCTTCGGAACTACGATTAATCGACATGACCCTCAAGATGTACACCGAGCCGGTGTTGCTGCTTGACAAGCTCATGCTAGTCAATGCGCTGGAGGACGAGAAGGAGAAGCGCGAGGAGTTGTTGGCACGGCTGAACGTGACAGACGCTATGCTGGCCAGCAACGGCCAGTTTGCTGAGTTGCTTCGCACCCTCAATGTGGAGCCGCCGACCAAGAAGAAAAAGCCTACGGCCAAGACACCCAAACCAGTAGGCACCAACTTTGCCTTTGCCAAGACGGACGCTATGTTCCAAGCTATGCTCAACGGTGACAACGAGGATGTGGCTGCACTGTGCGAGGCTAGGCTTAAGGTCAAGTCAACGACCGAGCGTACACGGGCGCAGAGGTTCTTAGAGATCGCGGGGCGCGGCCCGCTGCCTGTTCCGCTTAGTTATTATGGAGCCCTCTCGGGGCGGTGGACGGCCAGCAAGGGCAGTGCTATCAACATGCAGAACTTAAAGCGTGGGTCGTTCTTGCGCAAGGCCATCATGGCTCCTGACGGGTGTCAATTGGT